GTGCAGGTCCACGCATTCAGCCCGGGCGCCAATGGCAGCCACGTGCGCGCCGTGTGGCCCGCGGCCAGCGCAAACCCGCTGTAAGCGTCGACGCCCGCCTTACGCACCGTGGCCGCGCCGCCGTCGATGATCAGCGCCGTGCCGTCGGCGATTGTGCCGGTCCAGGACAACGCTACGCCCGTCGCCGCGCAGGATACGGCTACGCTGGTGATACTCCCGCTCGCCGCGGTTACAGTGAGCACGCCGTCCTCGACCGTCTCCGGCCCCGTGTTGCTGGCGATCAACTGGTCTCCGCTGGCCGTGGCGGTCTCCTGCGTGCTGCTGCGCCATAGCGCGTCGGCGGCCTCAAAGGTGCATTCAAGCTCCGCCATGACGGTGCGATCTTTGGTGGCGGTCGAGCGCCGCACCTGGAGCAAGCGCGCCAGCTTCCGCTGCACGGCGCCATCGTCCCAGCGCTTGCGGTAGAGGTAGCCCCGTGCGCCGATGACGCTGCGCAATTCGTCGATCTGCATGCGCAGGTCAGCATCGGCGCCGTGGGCGATCAGACGGTTGCCCGCCTCGTCGACCAGGTGTGCCCCGCTTTCCGTCACCAGGTAGTATAGTTCCCCGGAGTAAATGCCCTTGACGGAAAACTGTGTGATCTGCGGCATGCGGCGCCGTGTGCCGTAGTAGTCGGCCACGCCGCCGATGGCCAGCGCCTGCGTGCTGGCCACGCTGACGTTGTGATCCTGCGCCGGATTATAGACGGGTAGAGGAACGTCGTTGAACTGAAAAATCTGATACGCCATTACCGCACCCCCGCCGCCCGCAGCGCCTGCAGCACGCCGTCACGGGCCGCCACGCCCACGCCGCCGGCGTCGCTGCCGTTGACATTGATTGTAATGCTGTAAGCCGATGTCGACCCGCCCATCCCGGCCGCCTGCATGCCCATGCCGGGCGCTACCAGCGCGCCGGCCGCCTCGATGCCGCTGCGGATCTGGTCGACAATGGCGGCGCCGGAATCCGACAGGCCGCGCAAAGGGCTGTCCGGGTCTTTCGGCTCGGAGAAGGGCAGCATATCGCGCATGCCCTGGAGCTTGTCGTCAAACCACGATTGCAGCCCACCCCAGGCGTTCTGCATGCCGCGCCAGATACCGTCCACCACGGCACGGCCGACGCCGCCCCAGTCGATGCTCGTAATCTGCCGCTTGATGGCGTTGAACGCATCCCGGAAGAATTCCCACCAGCGGGAGACGATGCCGCGCATGGTCTGCCCGGCGCCCTCGAAATCGCCGGTCAGCACCTGCAGGACCGCCGTCACCACATCCAGGACCGTCTGGAATTGCGTCTCGAAAATGCGCACCATCCAGCCCAGCAGCCCGCTGACAATCGCCGTGATACGCGCGCCGTGCTGCTCCCAGAAGGCATTGATGGCGCCGACGACGCGCTCGACAATTGCCTGAATGCGCGGCATATTCTGCGCGAACCACCGCGCCAGGTAGGCCATAGGCCCGTTCGCCTGGCCTTCCATGGTCCCGCCCAAGCCGCTGAATGCCTGCGCAATAAAGGCGATGGCCGGGCCGACGGTGGCCGTGATGACGGTTGAAATCGCCGTCATGCCGGGCACAATGCGATCCTTGATGAAGGCGGCCAACGGAGGGAGGACGGCTGTCACCAGGTCATTGAGCGCGCCGGTAAATGACAGCATGACCGGCAGCAGCGCTTCGCCGACGGTCGTCTTTAGATTCTCCATTTGGGCGTCGAGAATGCGCTGCTGGTTGGCCAGCCCGCCCGAGGTCCTGGCAAAATCCCCTTGGGCCGCCGATGTCTGGTCGTAGATAAGCGCCTGCGCCGCCAGCACCTTCTGCTGGGGCGTGAGCGCTTCCTTGGTCGTTTGGATGATGCCAAGCTCCAAGGCTTTCTGCCGCATCGACGCATCGTCGAGCAGCACACCGTAGGCCCGCAGCGGTTCCGCCTCCCCGCGTAGCGCCGCGCCAATCGCCTCGATGGCCTGCTCCGGCGTCGTGTTGTTGAATGACGCCAAGTCCGTCGCCAGCCCCGTGAAGTCCGTGCTGAACTTGACCAGCTCGTCGCCGCCCAGGCCCGCCGACTTGCCGAACGTGGCGAACGTGGTGGCCGCATCGAGCGCCATCTGTTTCGACTGCCCCAGCGCCCCGGCGGCCGTGTCGGCCCACGCCAGCAGCTCGTCGGCACTCTCGCCAAACAAAACATTTGTTTTTGATACCGTCTCGCCCAGGTCCGACGCCGCGCCGATCGAATCGCCCATGAAGGACGTAATCTGGCCGACGGCCGACGCGGCGATGCCCGCAATGCCCAGGCCAACCGACATCCCGATGCCCTGCAGCACGCTGCCGAATTTACCGCCGGAAGACTCGACCGTCTTTTCGGCGCTCGACATACCCTTTTTCAGTTCTGTGTCGTCGGTTGTCAGATAGGCAACCGCGTCGGCCAGTTTGACAGCCATGCTACCTCACAGATCTACACCCGCCATTGACAGCAGTTCATGGCCCGGCATGTGTTCCCCGCCATTCTGCGCCCCCGCAAAGAGTTGCCCGACGGCGTTGGCGATCAGCCGGGCTTCGAATTGCTTGCGCCGCACCCAGGCCCCCACCAGCTGCATCTGCGCCGCCTGGTCCGCCCACGCCGCGCCGCCGTACTCCGCCAGCAGCAATTCGCTCACGTCGTCGGCGAAACTCTCAGGCCCGCACCATTCAGCGCCTGCGGCAGCCGCTCCAGCTGCCGCAGCTGCCCGAAAAAAAGCGCCACCAACGCCCCAACCACTTCATCGCCGTAGCAGTTATCTTCGATCCACTCGCGCTCCGCCGCAATGGCGGGTGCATAGGAACACAGCGCGTCGATGGCCGCCAGCGGGTCCATGAGGCGCCCGATCTGGTCGACCACTTTATGCAGGTCGCCCGGCTGGCTGATGTCGAACTGCATGCGGTCCGTTGCGTCCCAAAATGGCGCCAGCGCCTCCTCAGCTTTCTGGCGCCACTTGGCCTCGTTGCGAATGGTCAGCTGGGGCACGGTAAAGGTCCGCTCCCCCAGCTTGATCGTTACTTCGCGCATAGTCACCTATAGGGTGTTAGGTTGTCACCGGCGCCGTGACCTTCTGGAAGGTCCACAATTGTTGGCCAGCGGTCTTGGTCGTGTCGGCCCAGGCCGTGATGGACAAGGGAATGCCGACGGCCGCTTTCTTGGAGAATTGCAGCGAACCATTCAGCGTCGCCGACCCACGGTAGATCAGCACCCGCACCGGCAGCTGCACGTTGGCGGCCGTGACATACAGCCCCTCCAGCCCCCAGGCGTAGTAGGTGATGCTCGACGACCCGCCGCTCTTCAGCTCCTCCAACGCCACCTGCGCCGTCCCGGCCGCCGTGGTTCCGACGCTGCCACCGAATGCCAGCGCCATGTTGGCCGCCGTAATCTCTGCCAGCGTCGTCTCGATGGTCACCTCTTCCATGGTGATCAGGCCCTTGACGGGCAACGTCACCTGCTCGACCTCGAGTTTGAAGATGTCCTGCGAATACCCCACCGTGATCGGCGTGAGCGTATAGCCCAGATCGCTCCAGCCACTCCAGGCCGTGCCGTAGGCCACGCTGGTCGCATTGGGGAGCGCCGTCCCGACCGCGGCGTAGTAGATTTTCGCCGGGCTCAAAAGAATGTCTGCAACTGCCATAAGTCCCCCTAGATCCTCAGAATGTTACGCTGGCCCCATACACCAGCAGCACGCCCCATAGATTATTGTCGGCGTCGCGTGACTCGATGCGGCCCAAAAGCGCCAGGCTGCGCAGCCACGTGCCCCCGCTATAGCGGGTCATGCCGTCGAGCGCCGTATGCACCACACTGGCCAGCCCATGCGCCCCCGCTTCCGTATGCGCCAGGCAACCCACTTGCACCTGCGCCTGCGCCATGGGCGCCGACCCGTCGACCGCTTCGGCCAGCTGCACGTCGTAATAGACGCACGGCAGATCGACCTCCAACGGCGCCTCGATGGGATAGACGCGGGTACTGACCAACGTCGTCACCGCCGAAGTGCTGGTCAGCTTGCTGTATACGATGTCGCCCGCTTTCATCGACCACCCCGCAGGAACCGCTCCAGTTTCGACCGCAATACGTCAGCCAGCTCCGCCACCATCGTCTCGCGGGTCTCTTCCACCGCCGGGCCGACAAAGGGCCGGGAAGATAGCCGCTTAAAGCGCGACCGGGCGACAAAGCGGTCGCCGATTTTGAGCGCCTGGCGTGGCCTGCGCCCGCGCGTCGATGGCCCAAACTTGCCCGCCTTGCGCCGTCCCGATTCCATGAGATGCGCATGCGGCGCCGAAAAGCCCACGGTGGCCGCGCCAATCGGCGGCTTCTTTTCCTTGCGCCAGTAGGCCCGCTTGACGTAGGTCGTGCGGCTGGCGGTCGACACATAGCCCGAACTGCGCAGCTTCCCCGTGCGCCGTGGCGCCCGGCGCTCCGCCGCCTTGAGCACGTGCTGGCCAGCGGCAAATAACGCTTCGTCGCCATGCTTGCGCACGATCTCCAGGAAGTCGTCGCCGTACCAGCTGATCTGCACCTTGCGGCGCATGTAGCGCTTCGCCACCTATGCCACCTCCGCATCGCCGACCAGCTCCCGGCAGCTTAGATCCAGCATGCGCTGCCGGTTGTCGCGCTCGATGATGGCCTCGACCGCAAAGTACCGGCTCCCCCACTTGACCCGCTGCTTCGGCGATAGCCCCGTGCGGTAGCGGATCGTGATGGTGTGCAGCAGCGTCGCCGTCTCCAATTGGTTGGCGATGACCTGCTCCTGGCCGCCGACGGTGCGAATGTCGGCGTAGACCGTCGCCGTGTCCGTCCAGGCCAACACTTCCGCGCCGCGGTCGCTGCGCGTGATGGTTGGCGTCTGGATGGTGATGCGATGGCGCAGTTTGCCGATCATCACCACCCCCACTCCATGGCCAATGCCGCCCGAATGTTGCCGAGTTGCCGTTCGTGGCTGGCGGTCAATTCGTCGCGGCTCTCATAACGGATGGCCACCAATGATCTGATCAGTGCCTTGTAGCGTTCCGGCACGCTGGCGGCCGTGGCCCCGTAGCCCGCCACGTAGCGCACCCGAATGGGCGCCACTGTGCGCAGGCTGTCAGATGGCCAGCTCTTATCCTTCGCCAGCGCGATGACGGCCGGGTCGATGTCGGCAATCAAAATGTAGTCGGCGCTCGTCATCGTGGCCGAGGTGTTGTCTTCTTTATAGTAGACAATGCTCGTGACGGAGACGGCCGGCGGATAGGGCAGCCGGATATACCCATCCGCCGGCCAGCCGGAAAGGGACAGCTCGAGCGTCCGATTAACGAACGCCCGGCGGGCAATGTCTTCGGCTTCCTGGCGGCATGCCACGATGAGATCGGCGATCAGGGAGTCGTCGTCGTCATGGTCGACGCGCAGGTCGACTTTTGCCGTGTCGAGTGACACCGGCTCGACGGCCGGCGCCGTGATGACCCGCACCTGGTATTCGTTACTCATGCGGACTCCGGCGTCCCGTGACTGATGCGCTGGCAGCGGCTGGCAATGATGTCATGCCACACGATGGCCCGGTGCCATGTTTCCCACACGCTATTGATGAAATCGAAATCCGACGCATAGCGCCCCGAGGTCCAGGCGTGCCGATGGCGCAACCACACGCTGCGCCGGGTGATCATGGCGCTGCACCCGATGCCCGCCTCTTTCGGCGCCTGCTGCCAGTCCCAATCCTTCGGCAGCACGCCCATGTCAGCGCCGTGGTCCATCCGCACAATGACCGCTGGGACTTTGCCGTGCAGGGCGACAATGCCCCGCAGATCCGCCACCAGGTCGTCATAGATGCACATGTCGTCGTCATCCAGCACCCAGACGTATTCCGCCGTCGGCGTGAAATCGGCCAGCCGGGCGTTGGCGGCCGCCACCCCCAGGCCCTGCTCATCGCGCAGGATCGTGTGCTTCACGTCGCTGCCAAGTAGCGCCACGCTGGCCACGTTGTCGGCCAGCAGGCGCGGGCGCCGGCAGGTGCGGGTGACAATCTCCAGGAATCTCACGCCGCCTTGCCCTTACGCTTCTTGGCGCTGGGCAGCACCGCCCGTTCGCCGTCCGGCTCCGCCGTGGCCGTCTCGACTTCCGGCTGCTGGTCGACGCCTGGCGCCAGTCCCGCCGCGGCCCATAATCTTTCGTCGGGAATCGTAATGAATCCCGCCCGAGCCAGGTCATACGCCTGCGCGGGCAGCATTTCGATCAGCTCCCCCTGCACCAGCCGGAAATAGGCGCCGTCGGGTGTGCGGGCGTTGATGGTCACGCGGCAGTAATACTTTTTCAGCCCG